GGATAGCTCTTATCCATGCTGATGTTCTTAGCTACCGCAATACCGCGGCCTTCATCGAAGGTTCCGTAATTATAACGTTCGATCATCTTGAAGTTGTAGATGTCTGTTACAGGATCTCTGAACTCGTCGGTTCTTAATTCATCCTGAACAACCATAACACCTACATTATTCCTGTCGATAACATACATATCGAATCTGCGGTTAATGGTGTCGATAGGTACGAACGGTGAAAGGTTAACTGTCAATCCAAACGGCAGTCTTCCCTGTACAGCCTGTGGTCCAATCGGGAAGGACTTATTTGGAGACTGTATTGTCGCAGTAGAATCGGTCGGGCCACTCAATGCACCAGTCAGACCGTTTCTTGCGAATACGGTCCATACCAGAGGATGCATCAATACGTCTGTAGGAGTCTTTTCATTGTTCATAAGAGCAATGATCAGATCCAGGAAGTCATCGATACTCAACGTATCGTTGAAGTTTCCGTTATAGTTCAAACCGGTTGTTCCGGCTTCAGGATGTGTAGCACGGATAGCATTGTCAAATACTGTCCAGCCTCTCTTTGAGAACTCGATGCAAGCAAGCTGTTCTTTCAGGCGAGCCATTGCGAATCCTGCCTCTTCAATGAGGTAAGTTACAAGGTCCCACTGAGAATCGTTGATATACTGCTCTGTAATCTGCACACGAATACCTTTCTTCGTTGCAGTTACGAACTGTTGCTGTTGCATGAGCTCTACATCCAGGCCCTGGATTGGGGGAGCCTGTCCTTCAGCTAATTCTGAAGCAACCATTGTCCCTATTACAGGAGTAATCATCAATGTTCCGTTTTTGGCCCTGACCTTTTTGAAAAACTTCGATGCCAGATATACAGGTTCTGCAGCTCTTCTTGCTGCACCAACGATAATCTTCGGAATCAGGACTGTTGCTTGAGGAGATGCGATGTAATCCTTCAGGTCGAAACCCTTTACTTCCTTGCCCTGGGCAACATCCTGGAATTTCTGGAAATACGCCAGATCGTCCTGGGTCAGAACATATTCCTTGATCTCATCTTCGGATAATGCTCTTTTATTCAGAATCTTGTCATGAAGATCCTGTTGTTTTTTAAGGAAATCCTGCTTTTCGGTATCCTTATTTTCATATAGCTTACGTACCTCTTCGGAGTACATTTCTAATGTTAATTGAGCCATCGTTTATGTCTCTCCCTTCTTTAGATTACATCTTCAGTAATACGTTGAACACCCCGATACATCCTTTGAAATCGATGTAACTTGGTGTACCGTAGAACCTCAAGCAATAATCTGCTGTTACAGTCTTGCCTGCGTCGTCAGTGCCGGTCTTATACTGAACCTGGCCGGTTGCATAATTGATTCTGAACTGACCGTTGTCGTCTCCCTCGGTAACTGCAGCGCCACCAACTTTCAGAACAAATTTTTTGTCGTTATCTGTAGAGTTGATTATATCAACAGCATTATTGCCAGCTTCGTCCTTAATCTGGAATATAATCACGGTGCCTTCAGCAGCATCAGCAGGAATTGTTCCGAGAGTCTTACCACTAAAGCGTGTTAATGCTCTACCAGCACCATCGGTCAATCCTGGAATACCAGTATGCATTGTCTGATAGTCATTGAGGTATCCGTAACGATCCATCCTTATTGTGCCATCCCTATATTGAGGGAAGTAAGGATTGTTCATTGGACCATATCCGCCGACCATGTTATTACCATTACCTTCTGCGCCGAATACCTGCTTATAGAAGTTCTGGTAAATTTCATCGTCGTATTTCATGGACTCAGCCCACATTGCCATCTTCAGCCAACCCATCATTTCCTGGTTGAAATCTTTTGCAAGAATCTGACCAACAATCTGTCTTGGATCGTCTTCGTCTGTCCACTTGGTAAATTGGCCATTTGCTGTAGGTTTCAAATAGTCACCAACAGTAATTCCATCACCAGTTACATGTCCCCAAGGGCACATAGCGGAATCTGTAGATGAAGGAATATACGGAAGTCTGATATACTTGTTGGTAATAATTGCGGGCTTGTTACCACCGAATCTGTCGTCATTGCTGTAGTCTTTGGTGAAGTTATAAGGAGCTACACCAACAACAGGGTTTTCTCCGTTAGCCAGTGTCAATACTGTTTTGTATTTTCCAGTATAGACTTTTACAGGCTCGGCAACTGCTACTAACCTACCCATCGGGATAACAACATCTTCATATCCCGGACCGCCGTAAGGATTCTTCAATACGACCGGAAGAGTAGGATCGGTTACCCAATCCTCAGCAGGGCTTTCGTGCTCTCCGATTTGTAGAGCACCAATTCTTGATCTGGAATCGGGTTTGATTGTGTTATAACCACTAAATAATGCCATCTTCTTAGTCCTCCCTTGCACTAGCATTTACAATCATATTAACGGCGTCGTCTGCCGTAATAGGTTTGGGGTTTTTCTTATGCTTGTTAGCATCAAGAATATCCACTCTATCCTGCGGAACTCCTAAAGCACCTTCTTCTCCAACATTCTCCTGGGTTATTTTAGGTATGGATCTTGTTGTTTTAAAAGCGTTCCTAAGTTCCGACAGCTCATCAGAGAGCGCTGTAGCACTCTTGACTATCAGTTTTTCAAGTTCTTCCTGTCTCTGGGATTCTTTCATTTCTCCCAGGACAATCTTAAGATCAATGATTGAATTGGCGTAAGATTGCTTGAGTGATTTTGCTACCGCAACACTTGTCTTAAATGTTTGTTCTGCGCCCTTCTGGGTTTCAGCAACCTTATCGTTTGCTTTTTTCAATTCATCTTTTGCAATCTGGAGTTCAGCAGTAATAGATGTTACCTTGTCCTGAGCCTCCTTGAGTTGTGCTTCTGCAGCAGCCTTTGCTTCTTCGGCAGCCTTTAGTCGATCTTTCAAGTCCTGAATTTCCTTTTCGTACTGCTCCGCTGTCTTTTCTTCTACAGAAGCATCCTGGCTTTCATTGTCGGATTCTTCATTTTTAGCTTCTTCTTTTGCTTCATCCTTGACTTCATCTTTTGTTTTAGGTTCTTTGTTCTCGGCCTGATCGTTTAAGTCAGCCTGAGCTTCCATGTTTTCATTGTCCAGAATGAAATCTGCAGCTTCAACGCCGTCCATAATATCCACCTCAGTATCATCTTTAGGCCATTCAAGTCCTAACTCTCTATAATGTCGTCTTAGGTGTGACATAACCGAAGCTTCTTTTCGCTGTCTTGCTCTTGCAAGAGCTGCCTGAACGCCACGGATATGTACAACCAACTTGTCGCCGGAGATGGCATGGTGAGGATACTTTAAGTGCTGTGACGGCGCATCTTCCCATCCATCTTCCACAAGAGCATAAGCCTCTTTTACAACACTCTTGTAATTAGAAGCCTTAAGGCATTTGTTACGGAATTCGGAAAGTCCGGAACCCCAAGACCCATTTTTAGCTGAACCTTTCGAGTTGTCTATGGTTAAAGCAGGGCCCTTGCCCATTTCCTCTTTCTTGATGTCTTCAACATCGCCTTCAGTATTGTCATCTTCTTCATTTTCGCTTTCTTTTGCATCTTCTTCTTTCGCATTGATTTTGATTACCTGTGCATATTCGTCGGCAGGAACATTCACTACTGAGACTTCTATGTAATCGATTAGGCCTATTTGCCATATACATCTCACCTTCTCCTCTTTTGTGTTCTTGCCTTCACCGTTTTTTACGGTATAAATTCTTCCTTTCCAGTGACCGCACCAATTGTCTGAATTCAAAATGTCGATTCCGCAGATTGAACAGAATACCTCGCTGGCTATGCCGCCAATGGAGTATGTTAGTGCTGCACCGTTAAGGTGATCCTTGATGGTGTCAGGATCGGTAATCTCAAGCGTGAGCTTGATAGTGTACGCATCGGGTTTTAACTCGGACTTTTTATACTCGTATGCCTTTACCCTGCCCAATGTCTTCCCGTTGCGGTTATGCTCTCTTAAGACAGGCTTCTCATACGGGCTTGTCCATGATGGAGCACTTTTTTGCATCTTTTCGGGAATGTATTCAGTCCAGTTCTTCGTAATTCCGCTGTGGGTTGCCTCTATTTCAACGATAATTGCTTTCGGGAGTTGTTCGCCATTATTGTCTGCGATCATCTTGGCAACTTCGTTTCTATCGAGAACTTTCCCTGTCGCAGAATCTTTGAAGACGGCCGTTGCAGGATTAACAACAAATGTGTCTTCAATATACCCTATATGATCCCGAATCTCACTTGGCACTGGTTGTTTCCTCCTCTCTAAGATTTTTTACAAGAAGCATAAGCTCCTCGATAAATACATCAAATACGGCAGAGATAGTCTCTATTATTGCATCTTCCGTATTAAACTGTGACATTATATCTACCGTGGTATTATAGATATTTCTAAATACCTGGTTGATACCAGTATTGATTTCATTAAGTTGTTCCTGGCCGTAGAATTCTTCTACCATCCTTGAGACTATGTTCTGCCAGTAAACAACAAGTCTTTGGGTATCCCTGATTGTATTTTGAATATGAGTCGCTCTGTTCGGTACTTCTATACACAGGCATTCTGCATTCTTCATCAGACATTCCCTTAAGTCGTTCATGTACTGCATAAGCAACGGCTTAAAGCTGTTTGTTTCCTTCTTCGGTGAAGTCTTCTTACCATGTTGGTTCTCGGGTTGTATTGTGTTGCTTGCCTGGTTCGTTCCGGCAGAGTTACTCTTATATTGATGATACCAGAGGAACGACCTTTCCTTATCAGATATCGGGTCTCTGCCGAGCATCTGACGCAATTCGTTTTCTGTAATAGCATTGTTCTGATACAGGAATACTGCATGTGCATCCTGTTTAATCTTTGAGTCCGCATCCGGATCAATAAACTTAAATTCAACTCTATCTTCCGGATTATTCATCGGATCAAAGCCGCCTTCTCTTAAAAGCTCGTTAATCATCATGTTGGTAAGGAAGACGCTTATAATCTTCTGGTATGCTTTCACGCGGTCAATAGCTTCTTCTTTCTGGTTGTCACTTGTACTTCTGTTGGAACTATCAGACCTACCCATCATCGTCTCGGAAACACCAAGACCAGTGAATACTCTCTTTTCAAAATAAAGCAGATATTTCTCCGCGTCAATAACTTTATTAGAAGAAACTTCCTTGATCTCTACGCGTTCGGTGGTAACAAGCCCGCCTTCAACGCTCATATTCTGGATTTCGTTCTTCGTAGCATCTACTTCATCCTGTGTACCAGGTATTTCTTTTGAACCGATTTTTACATGGAACAGCGGATGAATATTGCGGTAGAGCATATGCAGAGTTCTTTCTTCAACTTCCCTTAATGCTCTTACGTCATCTATTACAGCAAGGATGGACGGATATGCAAACGCCTTGCCTGGCTCCCTCTTGTAATAGACATGTATGATATCTTGTGGTTTAAAGGTTACGGGTTTATCCTGCCCTTCCACCTCCTGCTGCCAGCCCTTAACTGTTCCGTTCTTATCACGCTTTACCTTGATTGTGGTTATATTTAATGGGAAGTATCCGGCAATAGGTTTTTGGTCATCAAGTCCGCGAATCTTGTATCCGGGCGGGAATACATTTGGATCATCGGATCTCGCTTTTGCTATTATGACATTATTGAACATAACAAGACCTTGAGCGATTTCCGAAAATAAAACATCTTGTGGAGTCCCGGTTACCTCTTCCATATATGCGAGTCTTGCCTGTATATATTGTGTTGCCTTTGGGTTCTTACCAGCAATGGTATATCCAGCTTTAAAAATCAAATCGACATATTTATCTACTGCAGTTCTTATGTATCCATCAGCCTGATAAGCATTCTGTATCTGCTGTAGGTCAAATTCTGGCGCAACAAAGTCGTCGCTACGACTTGACGAACTATCAATGTCAACAGCCAACCCGACCTTCTTCACAAGTCCAATCAATGACTTGCCAGCCTTGGATGCGGCACTTCTTGCAGCGTCGAGGACATTCTTTGGAATATCAAGAAAATATTCCAAAATCCAATTGCGAAGGTTTTCTTTTATTTTATTTCGCTTCGGCGTCGCGGTATTCCGTTGTAAGCTGTATTGCTGTGCCATTTAATAGCCTCCGCTTCTTGTTATTTTTGTTCGACTTTGTTTTTATTTATGTCTTCAACGGCCTTTCTTGCTTCTTCGATATTGTTCTTTACAGCGATTAACAAAGAAATTGTGGCATGGATAACATTACTTCCAAGGGCGGCAATCGATCCGGCAATTAAATATTGGACTAGCCTTGGCTCGTCAACTGCCGGGATATCAACTCCGTAACCAATACTAATACAAGTGAAGATCCCAATAACAAGAGAAATTATTTCTTTCTCTATCTTAGTTATCTCTTCTGTCTTATCTTTCTTTAAAATCCTATTACGGATCTGTTGATAAACTCCTTTTATAATTTCGGATGTTCTTTCAACAGCTATGGATACTCCCAAAAGGGATTCGAAATGTCCCAATACAGGGTCTATAATAGTTGTCTGATTCATTTATTTCGCCTCCTACCTTGTGGCGCATCATTCTTTGTGAGCATACCACTCTTTAATAATTTCTTTTCTCCACTGAAAAAGCGGTCCAATGGAATCCCATGCCTATTGACTCCAATAATCTCACCTTTTTTGTTGACTTTTTCATAGCTCATTACTTTCTGCCTTTTGTTTGGTGTATGAGTGCATCTGGTTATGATATTCTGTTTTTCATACCCTTCCTTTAACGCCCGGCGTTCACAAGCATCTTTTATGTCACAGAACCGGCACATAATCTTAAAGGCGTTCCTATCGAGCCATCTTTTGTATTGTTTCTTTCTTCTGCGAGCTTTCATGTCTTATCCCCCATTGTCTGTTACATCCCTGTAACGGGAGTTGTTAAGTCATGTAGTATATAATTTCAAGGTACATATTGTAGGTCGTATCAAGAAGCTTGTCCTAGTCCTTTGTAAAGTTCTCGTACTTGGTTTTTTATCTTTAAAGAGTTAACGTAGTCGGCTTTATACATTTCATCAGCAATTTGAAATTTATAAAGATCGACTATCGAATTGGTAAGTTTGTCCTCAATCATTTTTACAATATGTATCATGGAGAGAAACTCTCTTTTTTCCGCTTTTCTTAATAGTTCACGATTCTTGAGGACTTTTGGTTTTAACCTTTTAATTTCTTCCAGAATTTCTTCCATAACACCCGTAGAAGAAAATCCATTCATCTTAAGTTTATCCTGCTCACAGATTCGTTCTATTTCTTCGAAATAATCTTTTATCAGTTCTGGATCATTAGGAAGGGCGGGAACAACATCTGTTACAGGATTGGTTATATCGGCAAATAATTGTTCCAGTAATTCTACTCTGTCCGAAAAGAACTTTGAGAGCTGAGTATCTATTGCTATTTCCTTATAGTTCAGTTCTTTTCCTTCGAGTTCTGCTTTTAATATCAATTGTTTCTTTTGTTTTTCTTTTTGGATAACCCCATCAATATTAAACCAGTCTATCGCATTATCAAAGCAAAGTTCATTGATGAAATTCATCAGCGTTTTTAATTCTTTGTCTATATTATATACAATGGGGTAAATTTCTGCCAAAATATCCCCATCTATATTTTCTGCCATTTGTTGATACATGTCAATCCATGAAATATCATTCTTTCGTATAAACTCTGGATACTGTGCATATTTAGGGTTTTGAGCCAGTTTATCCTCTATTTCATCAAGTTTTTTCGTTATCTTGGTAGATAAGTCGCTTGCCCTTTTTGCCGTTTCTGCTGTATTATATTGTAAATATGCACCAACTGCTTCTGAAGTTTTGCTGTTTCTTTTTATTTTCTTCAGGTCTTCATTAAACCTCGGCAGAGAGTATTCCTGGACAACAACTTCATCTTCCTGTACAGTAGTTTCTTCCACATTAGTCATAACAGACTTCTGAGGTTTAAGATTGGGTCTATATTCAAGTCGTTCTCTTTCTTTTTGTTTCATCAGAAAGTCCTCCTCGATCGGGTGCCGGAATACAAACTGCGCATCAATGTAGGCTTGTTAACCCCTGTTCCGTCATAACGGTATTCATATCTCGTAGGAGCACCAAGTAGGCTTACCACCCTCGGCTTATCTCTTACTTCCATGCTGTGGAGGGATTCATCATCTATAGGATTATTAAGTCCAAGTATCCTTGTACCGAGGGCTATCTTAAAGAGTTCTCCATACTTCTGCTCGAATCCAAACAGTGCAAGGCTGATACAGTCAACGATATGTTCTTCTGTATCTGTATAAATAGGTCTGCCGGTCGGTGATACGCTCTTTATAGCATAATCTTCAAGCTGTTTTACCACCTTGTTGTCTGTAGGATCGAGGACAATCATCTGCTTTTCGAAGATATTTACCGCATTATTGACCATGAACGGTTTGATGTCTTTCTTGACCTTCATCCTTGTAAACGGATCTCTTGTCTCAATCTTCTGGCTGAACTGAATTGGTACGACCTTTTTGTGGAGTCCGGATTCTGGGTGAGCCATACCGTATTTCTTCAGAAGTTCTATCTGGGTTTCACCGTAACCTTGGTCAATGTAAAGCCAATCTAGTTTGTAATAATCATTAAGGGTTATTATCTTTTGTACTGCTTCTGTATAAGTAAATTCATGTCCAGGGATTTCTGTTCTTTCGAGTATATAGAACAAACTATCCTCACGGTTAAATTCGATAATAAGCATATTCGTTGAAGCCGCAGCCCTATCCCAGTCAACTCCAAGAATACGAGGCCCTCTCTTCTTCGGAGGAACACCACCAATGCGACGGTATCTCCAGCCAATAGATCTACCCTTGTTGATAGCCTCATCAATAAAGCGTTTCTGGAAGAGCCCCTTCTGGCTTTCGCCGAACTCTGCCATAACTTCATGCATGAATTCGATTTCTGTAAGCTGTTGCTTTAATTCTTCGAGATATGTAAGTCCCTGCTTGTTGTCCGGGTTCACCATATGGTTCTCTTTTGATACAAGAGAGCTACGATGAATATGTGCCCAACCGATATTCTCTGCTTCTGTACACCACCTGTAGAAAAGCCTTCTGTCACCGGTAGGTGTAGATGCGGTAATAAATCTGATTCTGTCAGGAGCCTCTTTCTTTAACTGCATGATATTCATGATGTCCTTATCGGACATATAATCTACCTCATCGAGGATAACCACATCAGCACCCTGACCACGAAGAGATGCGGCACCAGTATTTTGCCTTGTGCCAGCAGTCTTGCCTATGATTACAGAGCCATTTACGAATGTAGCCTTATGGTGAGTAAACTTAACCGAATCTGCAAGTTTCGGAGAGTTCTCTACGATAGATTTCATTCTTTCGAACAATACATCTACCTGGGATTCATAAGGACATACAATAAGGACCCTGTATTGTTTTTTATTAGGATCGGCATTAAACTGCGTGTCGGCAAACCACAATGCAGCCACAACCATTGAGTCGGTATTGTGTGTAATTATATCTTCTGCTATGAAGTTATGTGTGTCTGGTACAGCCAAATCGTATGTCTGGTGAAATCCTATTGACTCAATAGATTCAATTTCATCCCAACATATTTCTGGCTGATCTGTTACAGAAGTGGTTGAAGTATGCGATGGAATGCATTTTTTATTGAATACGTCTATTTCCTCAACGAATTTTAATGCGTCTTCTGTTGAAGTAATAACAAGACGGTAGAATATTTCCTGTTTATTTTTGAATTTGTATTTAAACTCATCAAATGACGATTGGATTCCAAATCTTAATAATAGATGTTGTACGCCGCGGACTACTTCGATTGATGGCGAAAGATACCCTATTTCTATTTCGTCATCAGCAAAACATCTTGCCATCCATCCACGTTCTGCATAAATAGTTGATAAGAATAAAGCTACATCCTCTCTTCGAAGCTCAAATATAATTTCAGGAATTTCTTCTCCAAGATTATGCGCAATAGATTTAATTTCTTCCTTGTCGAGTGTTTTGTTACCAAAGTAAGGAAGGGCACTTGGTATAGCGACATTATCTCCGGGTTTTAAATTTTCAATCTCCATCCATCCCATTTTTGTAAAAAGAGGATGATTCCCTGTAGCATCTATCTGTCTCCCGGATTTTAATTTTACTCTGAATACTTCTTTTATCCCGTTATCTAAAATATAATCAGTTGTTGTTATGCCTATCTTTCGATTAGGAAGCATAGTTGAAATAGTAGCTTGTCCTTTTTCGAAAAGCTCTTTTACGGGAACCCGGCGTCCTGTAGACGGATCGAATATTTTGACATATCCGGGAACACATTTTCCAAGACGTCTGCCCCAACGAAGAACAATCTGTTTTTTCTCAGGGAGTATATAAAAAAATTCTCTCTGATAAATTCTTGCTTCCCATCCAAGCCTATCTTTCGCCCATTCAATCGGGTCCATTGTGATTTTAAGCTCCTGTTGTTCTTCAGGGGTAAGATAACTTAAAACAGTATTGTCGAATGGCAGGGCTTTCTTCGTGTAGACTTCCTTATAAAATTGTGTTGGATCAAAATTATTGATATCTACTACTGGATTAATACCTACCATGCCTGTCTCCTGTAATAGCTTTTTGCTTCATTACCAAGAGAGCCTTCAAGACTTGCTCTGGATCTCGAAATATTTGCAATACCGGCACTTCTCATTGTATATGCCTGCTGCGAATCAATATAATTACCGCCAAAGTTTGCTTCATACGCCTTTGAAACATAGGCGCGATTGTTTCTAAGGGCCATTCCCGTTGCCTGAGCCAATGGTTTTCCTACTTCAATAGCAAGGTTCCCCCACATGATAGGTGCTGCGACTTGCCAGCCGATAAACTGAACCGCAGCCATCGTGGCGGCTTCTGCATCAGTCTTGCCCTCTTTTTTATATTGTCTGTATGTAAACAGTGGGTCAAGAATATCAACAGCGGCGCCAACAACATCTAATACGCCAAGCTTGCCTGTTGTTTGTACTGCTTTTTTTACAGGTGATCCTGGAGCTGTTGCTGTTGGATTTGTTACTGCCATCTATTATCCTCTCCTTCTGTTATGAAGCGCAAACACAAGCTCTCCGTCTGCATTCATATTATCTACTTTATTCTGTCTTGGGCTTAACATTTCCGAGACTGTATTCGGAATTTGAGCCCTTTCCATATACTGAACCTGTTCTGCCTTCAGGTTGGCCGTTGGATCTTTTGAAGATGCCGCTCCACTTACTATGCCGTATGCTGCCATCCCGGTGAATATTAATCCACCAAATCCCTCTTTAATCTTGAATGGAATAATTGTCCCTTTCTTTAAGGTTTCCTCAACATAAGCCCTTCCCAATTCGTTAATAGGCTTATTAACGAATTCTTTCCAGCTATTTACGCCAAGGGTGTTCCTGAATATACTGCTCCCGGCTTTTGCGGTATCATGCATCACTGTCGCGCCAACCTTAAACGCCTCATCGGCTGCACCTTTCGCAGCACCCTTAAGCATATCACCGAGTGCCTTAAAAACTCTCCCCATACAACATCACCTTAAATAAACGGTATACCGGCAATATCAAATTCGCCTTTGCTATTGGTTGTGAGATTTCCTCTACCGGATGCAGCCCTGCCAATAGCGCTGGCTCCTACGGAAAATGTCGCAACTCTTGCAGCGGAACGCCCTATCGATTTTAACGACGCATCTTGCGGGAGGAAATACGAACCTATCACTCCGGCACCGGCGCTTAAAGTATCCCATGTTGCCTTACCGCTTTGTGCCGCAAGACTTGCTATTTCTTTTTCTATTGCGGGAATGCTCTCTGTAAGTCCCAATGCTTTTAATGCGTCGGCCCTGCTCAATCCGGTTTTAACCATATGGTCTTTAACCTGGCTGTTTAATACCTTGAGTCCTTCATTCAGGTCATTGAGCCTCATACCTATGCCTCTTGCATTGCCCGCAACGCTTCGTACTCTGTTTACGGCAGCCCGTGTCGCATCATCTACGCCAATTCCAAGTATTGGCGTATTCGATATGACACCTTTTACAAACTTTTTGCCTTTGTTTACCGCCTCGTCGAAAAATCCTTTTCCGGCGTTGCTTATAATTTTAGCTTTCGCCATAATTACACCTCCGCATCTTCTGGAATTCCATCGGAGACTTTAACCTCTACTGAGGCTAATTCTTCGGTATATGTAGTGGACTCTTCCACATAAGGAGTCTGTATCATTCTTTTTCTTACTTCCTGTTGAATAAGTTTTGCCTTACTCATAAGAGTTGCTGCTTTTACTGACGGGTCTTTCTTTTTCTTCATTGCGTCAGCCTTATCTTTACGAGTCGAATTTAGTTTTTCTAATGCACGGATCTTTTTATCAAAGAGTTTCATTTTAAGTTCTATAACAGGATCAATAATTTCCCCGTAGTGCTCTTTGCCTTTAACGTCTACATCAACAATAGTCTGCGCCAATACATCAGCACTTGCGGCAAGCTTATTGTCAGCTCTTATCATCATCATTTCAAAATCGACAACATCTTTTACAAGACCGGCATCAACAACATCGTCGTCTGTAATAGCAAGCTCCCTGCACAATCCTTCATATCTTGCAATCATTGCACCGATTTCCTGAGGACATCTTGCGCCCACAATTCTGTCCTGCTGCGGGATAGTGCATGTGTTGATATAAGGGCAAGCGTCACCCTTGCATATAATAGGGATAGAGGCCGACAGCCCATGCTTAATCTGATACATGTTTGCTACACTTCTTGCATGTAGAAGTTGTTTCCCGGAAAGGCCAAAGATGTTCTGCATGGAATTCTCCATATTGTACTTCTGCAGAGCTCTTCCCTGTTCAGGCGACATATCGGTATTGTATTGGTCAATTTCTGGCTTTTCTACTACAACAATATCTGTTGTCTGGACTCTGTTTTCTTCCATCGTTACCTCATCCTGTCATAACTTCTTCTTGCTCTTACCTGTCTCCTGCGTTCCAATCCAGCTCCACCGGCAGCAATAGTCCCGGCGCCAATAAGGGCGCCAGCAGCGCCGCCTATGACTGCGCCAACGGTTTTTCCTTTACCTAATTTCATTGCAGTCATGCTACCAATAATTGCACCGGAAGCAGTCGTTGCAGCAGCGCTAGCGACATTGATTGCTTGCCCGGCACCTCCCATAGCGCGTCCGCCGACCCACGCACCGGCATAATTGGCAGCAACGCCGGCCGCCGCAATTCCAAGTGTTTTTGCAATCTCGGCACCTGTTGCTTTATTTGAAAGTATTTTTGAACCTACATCTGCAACCTTACTATAGTGACCTATTACGCCCTTAACTGTATCATCGAGCCAACTGGCAA